ATAATTATCTCGTAAGAATATATTTCTTCTATTGGGGCGATACATACGATCTGGCAATTTTATATATCTTTTAAGCACCACAACTTTAGGCACTTGAAATTTCTCACCAGAACCCGACATGATCTCGTAATCTTGATAGTACTCTATAACAATTACTTTATCTGCCATACAGAGTTTCATGCCCCGTTTCCAAGATACAACCTTTAGGTGTGTATAATTACTATTGAGTATTGTAGTATTTTTCATAAGGATTCCAATATGCAAAAAAGAGAACCGACAAGTATAGGTAGTTCATTAGATATCGTCCCATCGCCAGACCTCGCGAAAAGTGTCGCCCAAGACTTATCCATTCCCGACCCTACAGGTATTATAGCAAAATCGCAAAGGAAAGCAAATGAAAATTCCAAAAAATATGACAGAGGAACAAGTAGTGTCCACGATTACCCTGATCTCTTCACGCCTTGCAAGTAAATATACATTCCCCAATTATGAGGTGGACGATATCACCCAAGAAGCTTTCATTATTGGAATGGAGGCGATGAATCGTTATGATGGGATTAGGCCACTCGAAAACTTTCTTTCGATTCACATAAAAAACCGATTAAGAAACTTTAAAAGGGATAATTATTACAGGGCCGACGAGGGGAAAGCCGAGCAAATCCAACAGGGCAAGAAAAAATTACTAGATGCCACCAGTATAGATGATATTCGGTTTTTTATCACAACATCACAGCAATCGGATGACCTTGAAACCCGTGAACTAATTGAATATATAGATATTCGGTTACCTGCTAATATGAGATCGGACTATCTAAGATTTAAAAATGATCAAACCCTCACAAAAACTAAAAAAGCCCATCTCATTTCTGAGCTGCGAATAATTTTGGAGGATTTCTATGCGTAAAGGGCGACTAGATCTAAATGAACAGAAATACATTAAGGATAATATTAAAAATATGTCCTATGAAAATATATCTACTGTTCTTGATCGTGACCCCAAATCCATACTAGAGTGGATAAAACAAAATATCGGTGTAAACGCTAGTGATCGCCGCGAAGTTGAAGCCCTTAACGAACTCAAGCAAAAGGCTTATTGGTATGATTTAGAGGGGCAATTTACACAAGATGAACTGGAGATGTTTCTTTTTCACTGGAAAAAAATGTGGTCCCAGTTCCGCGACGATGTGTTCCACACAGAAGAGATTCAAATTGTGGATACTATTAAATTAGAAATTCTTATGAATCGCTGTTTAAGATCGCAAAATGAAAATATCAAAGCGCTCTCTAATATGGAACAAGTTATCATAGAAGAGAAGAACCAAGATAAGGCCACTATTGATTGGGATTTAGTTCTTAATCTAGAGCGCCAATCAGCAGTTCTTCGGGCCTCTCAAGAAGCCCTATCAAGAGATTATAAAGATTTGCAGACTAAAAAATCCGCAATGATTAAAGATCTCAAGGGTACTAGAGAGCAGCGGATCAAAGCTATCGAAGACTCTAAGATTACTTTCTCTGCACTTATTAAGAAAATTATCTTAGATGGGGATTTTCGTCACCAAGCTGGAACGGATATGGAAAAGATGAGACTGGCTATGGACGCTGAGAGAGATAGGCTTTCAGCGGCCCATACTTTTGAAGACGGAAGTACAGACCAACCCTTTTTAACAAGTCAAACTGCGGAGGATTAAATGAAGACAGCAATAGTTACGGGCGTTACAGGACAAGACGGTTCATATTTATCTGAGTTGTTAACTGCTAATAAATATAAAGTGTATGGCATATATAGAAGAACCTCTAGTCTTAATTTTTCTAGACTGCACGATGTTATAAAACATAAGAACTTCCACTTATTAGAGGGGGATATCTGCGACCCCTATACTGTGGCTCGAATTCTAAAAGTTATAAAGCCCGATGAATATTATAATCTTGCTGCCCAGTCACATGTGGCGACCTCTTTTGAGCAACCCTCATATACGTGGGATGCAACAGCTAAGGGGGTTTTGAACGCTCTTGAGGCAATTCGCAATGAGAGTGCTGATACTAAATTCTATCAAGCAAGCTCTAGTGAAATGTTTGGAAAAAACTATACTACTGTGTATGATGACTCTGGGGAAAACCCAATTAAGTTTCAAAATGAAGACACTGCATTTTACCCACAGTCGCCCTATGCGATTGCTAAACTTGCGGGGCATCATTTAGTTCGTAATTATAGAGACTCTTATAATATTTTTGCATGTTCTGGAATACTTTTTAACCATGAGAGTGAACGCAGGGGCGAAAACTTCGTGACCCGTAAGATCACTAAGTGGTTGGGGGAATTTATAGCAAGTGAAAAAGATAAAAAATTTCCTAAGTTGCGTCTTGGCAACCTTGATGCTCATCGTGATTGGGGCCATGCGCAAGATTATGTCAAAGCTATGTGGTTAATGCTTCAACAAGAAAATCCCGATGATTATGTTGTTGCCACTGGTAATACATACACTATTAAAGAATTTCTAGAAATCGCATTCTCTCGCTATGATTTAAACTGGGAAAAGTATGTAGTTATTGATCCTAAGTTTTATCGTCCTGCCGAAGTCGAATTTCTTCGCGGAAGCCCCAAAAAGGCCAAGGACAAATTAAAGTGGTCGCCTGAAATATCTTTTTATCAGCTCGTAGAAAGAATGGTAGAGAATGACGTGGCCGAAGCGAGATTATCAAGACAATCACTTCAAACAATTTAGGAGTGAAGTTTTAAAACGCGATAAGCACACCTGTCAAATGTGCAAGAGTAGAAAACGTAAAGAGTTACAGGTCCACCATCTCAACAGGTGGGCCGACTCTCCTACTATGAGATACGAACCCAAGAATGGCATATGTTTATGTAAAGCTTGCCATAAATCTATTACGGGTTTTGAACAATGTTATGAAGCATACTTTTTTGAGATAATAAAACGAAATGAAAAAAGAACCTGAATTTACTATTATTAAAGATACTAGAGAGCAAACCCCATGGCTGTTCGATTTCGAGCATACGGTTGCTGAAGAAATAGGCACTATAAAAACCGGGGACTATACAATCAAGGGCATGGAAGACAAGATTTGTATTGAGCGAAAAGGGTGTATAGAAGAGCTTGCTGGTAATTTAGGCAAGGATTTTTCTAGATTCTCCAAGGAGTTAATTCGCATGGATCAATTCCCCCACTCGTTTATTATTTGTGAATTTGCCCTAAAAGATTTAATTGAATACCCCTTCCATATGAACAATGTTAAACTTCAACAAACTGCAAAAATGAGTGGTAAGTACTTACTAAAATTAATCATGGAAATTCAACTACAGCATAATGTAAAAATTATGTTCTGTGGAAATAAATTCTATGCCATGAAAACAGCCCTTTCATTAATGAAGAGAGTCCATGAGCGATATAGACAAACTACTTAAAGACGCTTGGTTAAATATAGATGTTGATGAAAACCAACTATTCAATCCATTAGACTATATTTATGATATGTGTGGCGAAGATAAAACCCAAATCATTAATAACTTAGCTTGGTTAATGACACGCCCTGAGTATTTCTCATTTGTCTGCAAATATATATTCAATATAGAAATATCACCAGTACAAGCACTTATTTTACATGACATGTGGAATAGAAAGTTCCCTATGCTGGTGGGGTCGCGGGGGTTTGGTAAATCATTTATTTTATCATTATATTGTATGTTAAGAGCATTCTTCTTGCCTGAGCGTAAGATTGTAGTGGTGGGCGCAGCATTTAGACAATCTAAGGTCCTGTATGAGTATGCTGAAACTATTTGGCGTAATGCTCCAGTCTTAAGAGACTTGTGCGATCAGTCTAGCGGAACTACAAGAGACGTGGATAGATGTACAGTTCGTATAAATAGAGGAGTTATTACTTTCTTGCCATTGGGCGATGGACAAAAGATTAGAGGTCAGCGCGCTAATGATATTGTAGCTGATGAATTTGCATCTATTCCTAGAGAAATTTTTGAAAATGTTGTGGCTGGTTTCGCCGCCGTTGCAAGTTCGCCTATTGAAAAAGTTAAAGCCAGAGCCAAAGAGAAAAGAGCGAAAGAGCTTGGAGTACAATTAGAATATGTCGATGCAAATCTGGACTTCTACAGATCCAATCAGATTATATTATCTGGTACAGCTTATTATGATTTTAATCATTTTGCAGAATATTGGAAGAAATATCATGCAATTATAAAGACCAAGGGGATTCAGCATAAATTAGAAGAAGTATTTAATGGTGAAGTTCCTAATGATTTTAACTGGGAAGACTATGCCATATATCGAATACCTGTAGAACTACTGCCTCCGGGGTTTATGGATGATGGTCAGATATCTAGATCTAAAGCCACAGTACACGCTGGTATTTATCAGATGGAATATGGAGCATGTTTCTCTACAGACAGCAAAGGATTCTTCAAACGAAGTTTGATAGAATCATGCGTTTGTTCTGAGAAAAAGGCTATCGTATTAGCATCTGGGGAGGTATTTTTTGAAGCTAGCACAAGAGGAAACCCGAATAAACAATATGTAATTGGTGTTGACCCAGCATCCGAAGTCGATAATTTTTCTATTGTAGTTCTTGAGATTAATGAAGATCATAGAAGAGTAGTCTATTGTTGGACAACTACCAGAGAACGCCACAGAGAAAGCGTAAAGGCCCATCTAACGGAAGATAATGATTTTTACGGATATTGCGCTAGAAAAATCAGAACCCTCATGAAAATCTTTCCAACCGTAGAAATTGCAATGGACCCCCAAGGTGGTGGTATAGCAGTTATGGAATCTTTACACGATAAAGATAAACTTCAAGATAAAGAGGTTGCTATATGGCCCAAAATTAATCCCGAAAAATCAGCCCCCACAGACGATGAACCCGGAATGCATATCATTGAAGTTTGTAATTTTTCATCTGCTCAATGGACTGGCGAGGCAAATCACGGGCTTAGAAAAGACATGGAAGACAAAGCTATTATATTCCCTTTCTTTGACGCTGCAACTCTAGGTCTTTCTCTTGAAGAAGATAAACGAAATAATAGAATGCACGATACCTTAGAAGATTGCGTTATGGAAATTGAAGAGCTTAAAAACGAATTATCTTTAATTGTTATTTCTCAAAGCCAGAGTGGAAGAGAAAGATGGGATACCCCAGACACTCGTAGTGGCAAGAAAAATAAATTACGCAAAGATAGATATTCAGCACTAATTATGGCAAATCACGCTGCTAGATTGTTGAACTCTAAGGCTAGAACTATTGAATTTGAAGAGGAATACTATAAAAATGTGGGATTTGCTCAAACTTATGTTGGTGAAAAAGGGAATGATTTTTTCTCTGGTCCTCAGTGGTTTTCAGAGAATGCTAAATATATGTATTGACTGTGTATATTAATATGATTACCAATACTATTACATAAGGGAACAATACTAATGAGCGAAATGTATTCTACGTGGATTGATGATTCTTCTAAAGAAAAAGCTTTGGCAGATGCGAATGAAGCCTATACCGATAACGCTCCTGTGCAAAATGATAAAGCTTTAGGGTATAGCTACAGAACATATATTGATGTTGAACCCAATCGATCCGTTAGAACGAGTATGACGCGAAATGACTATTATCGATTTCGCCCAGAAGAAGCCATACCTACTCGACAAAAAAGAGTTATGAAAATGTGTATGGATGCATATGATAGAGTGGGCATCGTTAGAAATGTTATTGATTTAATGGGTGACTTTGGTTCTCAGGGGATTGATATTGTTCACCCTAACAAGGCAATCGAAAGATTTTATAGAAAGTGGTTTTCACAGATAAATGGAATTGAAAGATCTGAAAGATTTTTAAACTATCTTTACAGAACTGGCAATGTCGTTATAAAGAGAAGAACAGCAAAAATTAGCCCTTCAAAAGAAGAAGAGCTTAGAAAAGCTGCTGGAGCAGCAGATATTGAAATCGTAAATACTAAAATTGCTAAAAGAGAAATACCTTGGCAATACGATTTTTTAAATCCACTCTCTGTAGATGTATTAAATTATTACAACGGAATGTTTATTGGTGATCCAATATATGTTTTGAATTTATCAAAAACCACATACGACTCTTTTACCTCATCTAATGTTACTAGTAGAAGTGGTTTTTCTAAACTTCCTCCAGATATTCAAAAGCAAATAACAGAAGGAAAAAGGCAGATACCACTCGACAAAGAAAAAATTGAAGTCTTCTTTTATAAAAAAGACGATTGGCTGATTTGGGCCAATCCTATGCTTTATTCTATTCTAGATGACCTTGTGATGTTAGAAAAAATGAAATTAGCAGACTTAGCAGCTCTAGATGGTGCTATATCTCAAATTAGATTGTGGAGAATTGGAAGCCTTGATCACAAAATTATTCCAAAGAGAGATGTTATTAATAAACTGCGAGATATTTTAGCCAGTAACACTGGCGGTGGTACTATGGATCTTGTATGGGGTCCAGAAATTGATTTTAAAGAAAGTCAATCTCAAGTTTATAAATTCCTTGGAAGTGAAAAATACCAACCAGTATTAACTTCTATTTATGCTGGACTAGGAATTCCTCCTACTCTAACAGGTGCTGGTGGCTCAAGTGGTGGGTATTCAAATAATTATGTTTCATTAAAAACCCTTATCGAAAGACTTGAATATGGCAGACATGTATTAACTCAATTCTGGAAAAAAGAAATTGAAATAGTGCAGAAGGCTATGGGTTTTAGACTTCCTGCCCAAATTAGATTTGATAATATTATCTTATCTGACGAGTCCGCAGAGAAACAACTTTTAATTAATCTTGCAGATAGAGGTATACTTTCAGATCAAACAATACTGGAAAGATTCGGAGAAATGCCTGATATTGAAAAAACTCGCGTTAGAAGAGAAGAACAAAGTCGTAGAAATGATAATTATACGCCATTCAAAGCTAGTCCATATCATAATCCAAACATTAGATCTGACGTGGCAAAAATACTTGTTACCAAAGATGGGGTTGATGATTCATATTATGAAGATGAACTAGGTCTTCCAAAAATAGATATTCCAATTCCTGCTCCAAAACCTTTTGGTGGGGGTTCGTCAACTCCAGCTAAATCTGTACCAAGTCCTCAAGGCGGCAGACCTGTTAATCAAAAAGATAAAATCAAAAGGAAAACTAAAGTTGTACAGCCAAAATCCAAAGAGGCTACCGCAGTCTTATGGGCTTATAATATTCAAAAATCTATAGCAGATGAAGTTACTCCAATGATGTTAGATTTTTATAATAAAAAGAATGTTAGGAGTTTAACCAAAGCTGAATTTAGTCAATTAGAATATTTAAAACTATGTTTATTAACTGGATTAGAACCGTTTATAGAATTAAACCCAGAAATAATTAAAGACCTTATTGAAAATGGACACAAGCCATCGCATGAATTTTTAGAACAAGTTGCAGAAGAAATGGAAAGTTTTGTGTATAGTAATTCAAGAAAACCAACAGTAGACGAAATGAAATATATATACGCTTCTGTGTTTATAGATTTGTCATCTATTGAAGATTAATGTGTATATTTTTACGAGGTAAAATAGCACTATGAATATATTTAAGTCAGAGATTAAAGATGGTATAGCGGAATTAGTTAAGAGTAATGCTTCTATTGCATTTTGCTCTGAAGCTTCCCCCTATATACCAACACAGGTTGAAATCAATAGCTGCAAAGCATTTGCTGAAAATAAAGATCAAATCGATTTATATTATATTAAATCTATCTTAGCTAGCGCTGGATGGAATAAAAACGATGATGTATTCGATGCTGCTGAGATGTGGAATGCTAGGTCCACTCCAGAAGATAAGCAATTTAATTATATGCACGATGAAAAAGATATTATTGGGCATATAACTGGAAGCTATGTAATTGATCAAGAAGGCAATAGGATAGATGATATTAATGATGTATCTCAATTACCTGCCTACTTTGATATTTCTATTGGATCTGTATTATATACTAGCTGGTCAGATCCAGAATTAAAATCTCGCATGAGAGATATTATATCTGATGTTGAAGCTGGCAACACTTGGCATGTTTCAATGGAGTGTTTATTTCCATCATTTGACTATGCTTTAATTGACTCTAAAGGCTCACAAAAAGTTGTTAGAAGAGAAGAAACTTCTGCTTTTTTAACTAAGCATTTAAGAGCTTATGGCGGCAAAGGTGAATATAATGGGTATAAAGTAGGTAGACTATTACGTAACATTTCTTTTTCTGGTGTTGGTCTTGTTAAAAAGCCCGCTAACCCTCGTAGTGTAATTTTAAACAAACAACATTCTACTGTTTTTAATGAATCGAAAGCTGAGGAGATTATTATGCAAGATGATTTAGAAATTCTAAAGGCCGAACTTGCCGAAGCAAAAGAAGCCACTGATAAGATGAAAGATAAGATGAAAGAAGAAGCTGGCAAGATGAAAGAAGAAGCTGAAAAAGCCAAGAAAGCTAAGTCTGAAGCTGAGGCCACTGTTGCTGATCTTCAAGCTCAACTTTCTGAAGCTCAAGAAGCTCTTGCTGCTGAAAAGACAGACAAGCAAAAAATGTTTGAAGAAATGATCAAAATGAAAAAAGAAAAGCAAATGAGCAAGCGCAAAGCTGATCTTTCTAATGCTGGTTTGAGTGAAGCTGAAGTTGAAGAAACTTCTGTCCAATTCGAATCTTTGGCTGATGAAGTATTTGAAAGTGTTGTTGCTGCATTAGCTAAAGCCAAGATGGGCGCTCCTACAGAAATGAAGGAAGGCGAAAAGCCAGCCGCTCCTAAAGGCGAAAAAGCTAAAAAGAATGCAAAGGCCGAAGATGAAATTGATGCAAATGAAGTTGACGCTAGCGAATTAGATTCAGCAGAAGCAGATTTAACAGACATTCCTATGGCCGAAACAGCCGAAGAAGAGTCAATTAGATCTTTTGCAAGTGACTGGTTTGACAAGAATGTTCTTAAAACTACAGCTAATATTAAGTAATTAAGGAGCTTATTAAAATGGCATTAAAAAGTGATCGTTACGAATTCCAAACAGATGTTTCATTTTTCATGAATGAAGTAGCTGAAAGAGGCGGCATTGTTACGCTCGCCACTGGTAGCACCCCTTCAGGCGCTGCTATGGATTCTTCATTAAATGTTGTTACATATGTTGCTAATCCTTCTGGTAAGGTTGCAATGGGTGTTCTATTAAATGATATGGTTAATATTGACTTAACACGTCAGCACATTAACTGGCACAAAGATGAGATTCAAAAGGGCGGCAAGGTTACAGTTCTTCGTAAGGGCTATGTTCTTACAAATAGAATCTCAACATCTGGTACTCCAGCCGCTGGGGATGCAGCCTATGTTGCGGAAAGTGGATTAATTTCTACCTCTGGCAAAGCTGTTTCCTTGGATTCAGGCGCTGTAAGAATTGGTCGTTTCTTATCAGCTAAAGATGGTGATGGCTATGCTAAAGTTGAAATTAACCTTCCATAATTAATAGAAAATAGGAGAATATCAGAATGTTAACACGTCCAAGTAATGAATTTATCGAACTTCTCAAGCGTTCTGGCAATTCAGACAAGTCTGTTGCCCTTGATGCACAGAGAGAAATTGCCAAAGCTCTTGAACTTCCTTTGAGAAAAGGAATCATGTTTGGAGATGTCGTCACGGGTATTTATGAGAAGATGGTTCTTGAACCCGGCGCTTCTCCTGAATTTCCTCTTGACCTTTTAGCTCCCGGCACAGAACGCGATTATACCGCTTACACCAATCCGGGCCATGGTCGTATTCCTGAAAAGCATGTTGAAGGCGATTACGTCATGGTTAACACCTATGGCATCACCAACAGCATTGACTTCCTTCTTCGTTATGCTCGCGAAGCTCGCTGGGACATCGTAGCCCGTGCTATGCAAGTTCTTGAAGCTGGTTTCGTTAAGAAGATTAACGACGATGGCTGGCACACGATTCTTGCCGCTGCTGTTGACCGCAATATTCTCGTCTATGACGCAGATGCTGCTGCTGGTCAATTCACCAAGAGATTAATCTCATTGGCAAAGACTGTCATGTTACGTAATGGTGGCGGTAACAGTGTTACAGCTACAGGTCGCTTAACTGACTTCTACCTGTCACCAGAAGCCATTGAAGACGTTCGTAACTGGGGTATTGATCAACTTGACGACACATCTCGTCGTGAAGTTTACCAATCAGCAGATGGCGGCGCGCCAATTACCAGAATTTTTGGTATTAATCTGAACGGCTTGTTTGAATTTGGCGATGGCCAAGAATATCAAACATTCTTCACCAGTGACCTCGGTGGATCTATTGGTCCTAATTCTGACGTAGAACTGATCGTTGGCTTGGACCTCAATGCTAGAGATAGCTTTGTCATGCCAGTCAAGAGAGAAGTTGAAATCTTCGAAGACGAAGGTCTTCACAGAAGTCAACGTCAAGGCTACTATGGTTGGGCCGAAATTGGATTTGGCGTCTTGGACAATCGTAGAGTCCTTGCTGCTAGCTTCTAATTTTAGAAGATTTACAATAATTAAAAATAGAACGGGTTTAATCGCCCGTTCTTTTTTTTATTGTGTATAAAATATTGAATAATACATTTACATGTAGGAGAAATATATGGGCGCTCTTAGTAATTATCTTGAATCTGGAATATTAAATCATATTTTTAAACAAGTGCCATACGTGGCCCCTTCTAGTTTATATATAGGGCTAAACAAGAGTTTTATAGTAAACGATCTAGAGTCTGGAATTGCGGACGAACCAACCACAGGGTCATATGCTAGACAGCAGTACATATCTAGTGGCAATAGATGGGCTAATCCATATCAATTAAATTCTAGCATGGCAATTCATAATAACTATGCTATAGAGTTTCCGTTAGCAACAGCTGCAATAGGACTAATATCTGGAGTTTTTATATCAGATGCACCAACCAGTGGAAATATATTATTTTTTGCAGCCTTGTCATCTTCAAGGAATATAAGAGAGGGCGACCAGTTCACAATTCCAAGCGGATCATTAAAAGTTACACTAGACTAATGTTTGTCTATGCTATAGGGAAAAATAATGCCATTAATTCAACGGAATAGACTTACTTTAAATAATTTAGTATACACTACTGGAAATTATATTAATCCACCATGGATTATATCACTAGCTCCTGCAAAAGTTGGAAGTGGAATTGCCCAATGGAACGCCTCGCAGATTCAAGGATTTCCAGTTTACACGGGCGGTATACAGTCTGGTAATGTATTAAGCTGGAGTAGTTCCGGTTGGTTTCCAAATAGAGACATATCTACTTCTGGCAGAATTACTGTTGCTAGCGGAATTAGAATACCTAGTGGCGTTCCATCCATAGTAGATAATATTTTATATGCTAGTGGTTCAAATTTATTTTGGAATGGTAGTGGAATAGTGGCTGGCGCTGGCTCTGTTGGAAGCACAGGGTTAACTGGAGCGACAGGTTTTATTGGTGGAACAGGTGCTACTGGTGTTACAGGTTTCATTGGTGGAACAGGTGCTACTGGTATTACAGGATTTATTGGTGGGACTGGTGCTACAGGGTTCATTGGTGGAACAGGTGCTACTGGTGTTACAGGTTTCATTGGTGGAACAGGTGCTACTGGTATTACAGGATTTATTGGTGGGACTGGTGCTACAGGGTTCATTGGTGGAACAGGTGCTACTGGTGTTACAGGTTTCATTGGTGGAACTGGAGCTACTGGCGTTACAGGTTTCATAGGTGGAACTGGTGCTACTGGTATAACTGGCTTTATTGGTGGAACTGGTGCTACTGGTGTTACAGGGTTTGTTGGCGGGACTGGTGCTACTGGTATAACTGGCTTTATTGGTGGAACTGGTGCTACTGGAGTTACAGGGTTTATTGGTGGAACTGGTGCTACTGGCGTTACAGGGTTCATTGGTGGAACTGGCGCTACTGGAGTTACAGGTTTCATAGGTGGGACTGGTGCTACTGGTGTAACTGGCTTTATTGGTGGAACTGGTGCTACTGGTATAACTGGCTTTATTGGTGGAACTGGTGCTACTGGAGTTACAGGGTTCGTTGGTGGAACGGGTGCTACTGGAGCAACTGGTGCTAGCGGTTTTGCTGGGACTACAGGCGCTACAGGCGCTAGCGGTTTAGCTGGCACAACTGGAGCTACAGGTGCTAGTGGTATTCAAGGTTTTATTGGTACAACTGGAGCAACTGGTGCTAGCGGTTTTGCTGGGACTACAGGTGCTACAGGGGCTAGTGGATTAAGAGGATCTACTGGTGCTACTGGAGCAACTGGTGCTAGCGGTTTTGCTGGGACTACAGGCGCTACAGGCGCTAGCGGTTTAGCTGGCACAACTGGAGCTACAGGTGTTACAGGGTTCATTGGTGGAACAGGTGCTACTGGTATTACAGGACTACCGGGCAGTGATGGTAATTCCATAACGCAGGTTATGATAAGTGATAGCCCAGTTTCATATACATTGACTATTGACTATACGCAAAGCCCGCAGGATAATTTTGTAATATCTAAACCTGAAGGCGTTCAAGGTTTAACTGGCGCTACTGGAGTTACAGGGTTCATTGGTGGAACTGGTGCTACTGGTATAACTGGCTTTATTGGTGGAACTGGTGCTACTGGCTTAAGAGGAACTACAGGATTTACTGGTTCTACAGGCGCTACTGGTGTTACAGGGTTTGTCGGTGGAACTGGCGCTACTGGAGTTACAGGGTTCATTGGTGGAACTGGTGCTACTGGTATAACTGGCTTTATTGGTGGAACTGGTGCTACTGGCTTAAGAGGAACTACAGGATTTACTGGTTCTACAGGCGCTACTGGTGTTACAGGGTTTGTCGGTGGAACTGGCGCTACTGGAGTTACAGGGTTCATTGGTGGAACAGGCGCTACAGGTGTTATGGGTTTTATTGGTGGGACTGGTGCTACTGGCTTAAGAGGAACTACAGGATTTACTGGTTCTACAGGCGCTACTGGTGTTACAGGGTTTGTCGGTGGAACTGGCGCTACTGGAGTTACAGGGTTCATTGGTGGAACAGGCGCTACAGGTGTTATGGGTTTTATTGGTGGGACTGGTGCTACTGGCTTAAGAGGAACTACAGGATTTACTGGTTCTACAGGCGCTACTGGTGTTACAGGGTTTGTCGGTGGAACTGGCGCTACTGGAGTTACAGGGTTCATTGGTGGAACTGGCGCTACTGGTGTAACTGGCTTTATTGGTGGAACTGGTGCTACTGGCCCCGGAACTATCATATCCGGCACAGGGAATTACATCCCAATCTATAGTGGCAATACAACAACTATAATGCCACAAGGCGTCGCATACGTTGATACTGTTAATAATAGAGTTGGTATCAATAATTCTTCTCCTTCTGCATCTATTCATATTACTAACACATCCCCAGCTTCTATTGCCACAATAATTAGAGCTGCTGCTACACAGTCTGCTGATATATTAGAAATTCAAAACTCATCTTCTACTCCTTTATTTACTATAAATTCTGCTGGTAGAGTTGGGATTGGATCGGGGTCACAAACTCCTACTGGAACTTTAGATATAACTTCCATGTCTACGACTACAGTTGGACAAATAACAAGATCAATTCCCAATCAAACTGCTAATATAGCAGAATTTAGAGATGGTAGCGGAAATGCTGTGTTGTCGATTGATACACTTGGAAGAGTTGGACAGGTTATAAGCGGTGTAGTTTCAGTCGCTGGATTTCAAAGCACTGCTTTTGGATATAATGCTATGGCAAATGCAACTAGTACTGCTCAATTGAATACATTTTTTGGATATAGTCCGTCTACTGCGATATTAACTGGAGATAGAAATACATGCGTAGGATATGCTGCTGGATCAGCTCTTACGGCAGGAAACTTTAATGTATTGGTAGGATTTGCTCCGGGGAGTTTATCAACTGGATCTAGAAATGTTTTAATTGGATATCATGCTAATATAGGAAATGTATCTGATACAGTTGCAATAGGAGATCAGGCATTAGCCAATACAACTGGGGCTGGAAATCTTGCTATTGGAAGTGTTGCATTAGCGAGTAATGTGTCTGGAATTGACAATACAGCAGTTGGCACAGATGCTGGAAGAGCTGGAGGCCCGTATGTTATTGCAAATGCTTATTTTGGAAGAACTGTTGGGTATTTCAATAGCGGTAGTTACAATACAGCAGTTGGAGCTAGGGCTTTAGGTGGAAATCAAGGTGGTACTGCCAACAGCAATCAAAATACTGCTATTGGTTATCAATCAATGAGTAGTGAGCGATCTGGAAATTTCAACACTGCTGTTGGATATAATACGCTTGGGGCTGTATTCTCTGGGCCATACAATACTGTTATTGGACATAATGCAACCATCGCAAGTAATTATTTATCTGGATGTATAATTGTTGGAGCAGCGGCTACAGCTAATCAAAACAATCAACTAGTTATTGGCTCTACGTCAATCAAGGTTGGTAAATCAGATAATACTGGAGAGCAGTCTGTATCCTTAACTACTCCAAGTGGAGTGTCTAGATTATTAGAAGCTCGTATAAATGGAACGATTTACAACATACCATTATTACCATCTGGCGCAACTAATCTTGCAGCAACAGTAGTCACTCCTCCTATCATAACTTCTACTGGATTAACATTAACCAATTCACATAATGGATATATCATTGAACAGACTGGAGTAGCCGCATCGGGAACATTTACGATTGGCACTAATACTGATATCACTATTCCCGGCTGGAACTGTATGATTGTAAATGTTGGAAGTGGAGTTATAATCTCAAGCGGAACCAACACTATGAGGTCGCCCGGTGGATTAAATAAATCCCGAACTCAATATTCCTCTATTTCTATCTATAGACGTGGGACCAATGACTTTATGCTTGGGGGTGATTTAGCATGAGTTTTTCTATACCAACACTAAGAGCATATAGAATTACTACGGGCGGTATAACCCCAGCAGCCCCAACTTTTAGTGTTGGGGTATCATGCAATGGATCTTCTAGTGTATTAAATGGATTTTTTAGCACTGCAACTGCTGGATCTTCTTTAGTATATACGACAAATGGAAGCGATCCAGTTTATGGGTCTAATGGAACTACAATTCCATGCGCAACTGGTTATTTTGTTACTACAACTCCTACATCATGTGAACAACAAAATATTGGGGCCGCTATATGCTCTTCTGGAACAACAACTATAAAAGCTATTGCATATTTAAGTGGACAATCAAGTAGTGTAGCTACTACTACAGCATGTAGAACTTGTCCGGGTAGTTTAACAGCTCCAACTTCTATTACATCGAGTTGTCCATTAGGTGGAGGAATGGGATGTAATGGTGGACAAATCTCATTTACAATTTCTGGAGGTGGAGGAGGATGTGCAGTGCTTAGATATACAATCGCAGAAGGATCTGCTCCTGCTGATCCAACAATAAGTAGCAATAGCGCAACAGAGGGAACTGCGTTTATTTACTACGGAACAACTCCAGCTACTTTCCCTCCAGTGCAAGTATACATAAAAGCAGCATGGTTTGATCCAAGTTGCAGTTTAGTATCGGCAATTACATCTGCTCAGAATGGATATGTTTATCCTTAATTAAAAAAGGCGAAGCCCATGGGAACCTCATATAATCCTAAAATAGTAACAGATGGACTAGTCCTTAATTTAGATGCTGCAAATAGAAAAAGCTATTCGGGGTCTGGGGCTAATTGGGTTGATTTAAGTAAAAATAATAGAAATGGCACAATTGTAAATGCAGTTTGGAGTTCAGCAAATGCTGGTATATTTACTATGAACACCTCTCAATACATAACAATTGCTAATACTGATTTTAGAACTGGTACATATACTATTATAGTTGCAAGTAGATTAACGGGTGGCGCAAATTACAGAATTGTAACGGGTGCATCTAATAATTATTTACTTGGAACTTGGAGTGGACGCACAGACGAATATTTTTCTGAAGGTTGGGTAAGTCCAGAGTATAATGTTCTAGCAGATACTAACTGGAGAATACATGTTGGAACAGTAGATACTGGAGCCGACAATTATCAGCTATATTCTAATGGAATTTTAGTCTCGTCAAATAATGGTGGATCGCAAGGACCATATGGTATTAATATTAATACCGGATACTATGCTTATAATACTGAGAAGTCTAATTGTGCTATATCATTTATTCTTGGATATAATAGAGTATTAACTCAAGCGGAAATAGTAAAAAATTATAACGCATTAAAAGGAAGGTTTGGTCTATGAGTTTATCACATCACCCTAGTATAGTTAAGAATGGATTAGTTGCATATTTTGATGCGGCAAATCCCAAGAGTTATCCTGCGGGTCAAGACCCTTTTGTTAATAATGTGAGTTTAATGCTTGATGGCGAAAGCCTAATTGACAAAAGCGCAAATGCAAGAACTTTCACTGCCTCGGCAGGAGCGTCGATTAGCACCGCAAATAAGAAATATGGAAATTCTAGTATATATTGTAATGGAAGTAATAGTTATATTTATAACAGTTCATTTAATAGCTCTTTTAGTGGTGATTTTACTATTGAATTTTGGGTTTATTTTAATGCATTGAGTTCGATAAATAATTTAATTTTTATAGGAAATGAATCATCAGGAAGACATGGTATTTTTATTAATTCAATTGGAAAACCAGCAATAGATTTATATTTTACTGGAACTATAGTAACTTTTAATTCAACAATTACAACAGGCTCTTGGGTGCATCTTGCTTTTGTTAGAACTGGAACAACAGTAAAATTATTTGTCAATGGGGTTCAAGATTCAACAACTGGAACTATATCTGGAACATATGGAAACGCAAATGGAGTTTATATTGGCTCAGATTCCAATGCAATTTATTCAACTAATGCATATTTTGATGACATAAGAATAACTTCGGGAATTTCAAGATATACGGCAAGTTTCACTCCTCCAACAGCTCCGCTATCTTTACCCGGAGTGGTAACTGATTTAACTAAGAATAGAGTAGTTGGCACTCTTACCAATGCTCCTACTTATAATTCTGGCAACGGCGGCAGTATAGTATTTACAAGGGCTAGCAATAACTATGTTAGTGTGGGAGCTTTATCTGGATCTTTTGCTTCATTTTCAGTAATCGTATGGTTTTATGCAACGAATATTGCAAATTATGAAAACGTATTAGATTGTAATTATGCATATAATGGCACTACCGGAAATATTGGACCAAGACTTGAGATGAATGCGGCTGGAAATTTAGGTTGGGTATATTCAAATATTACAAATAATAATGACTCGCACTATTCGCATCCGGTTATTGATAGTGGGATGACTGCAAATTCTTGGCGTTGTGTCGGAATTAGTTATAATAGCAATGGTAATTCTTCTGTCACTTATTTAAATGGTTTAAACACTGGAAAATCTAGAGTAACCAATGGTTCCGCTACCGGATTTATAGCGACCATGAACAATCTAAGAATTGGTCAAGGATTTAATTTAGATTCATATACACAAAGAGGATTTGATGGTAGAGTGTCTATGGTTCAAATTTACAACAGGACTTTAACAGCGGCTGAAGTTCTTCAAAACTACAACGCCACAAAAGGAAGGTTTGGTTATTAAACGATGAACGGAGTGAATCATGGGTAATTCTGCTGGACCTAAAATAACTAAAGATGGATTAGTGCTTGACTTTGATGCAGCAAATCCCAAGAGCTATAATTTCTACGCCGACTCTTATGCTAGTAATGTTAGCTTATACCTTCAGATGAATGGGGCTAATGGGTCAACTACTTTTACAGACTCTAGCCCGAATGCATTGGCGGTGACTGCGGTTGGTAATGCTCAAATTAGCACAACTCAAAGTAAATATAATGGCACAAGTGCGTATTTTGATGGGACGGGAGATTATTTGTCAATTGCAGCAAACTCAGCTATAGACTTAGGTTCAGGTGATTTTACAATTGAATTTTGGGTTAGACCCGCCGCTAAAACTAATGCTGTCGATGCAGTTTTTGGTTATGGAAATTATGCATGTATGTTCTATCACAATGGGACAAATTGGACACTAGAAATGTCCTCAACAGGCTCTTCAAATCAATTAGTTATAACTTGTGCTGTAACATTAAATACATGGCAACACATAGCAATTGTTAGAAATGGTAGTAGCATAGTTGTTTATAAAGATGGCGTGTCATCTGCAACCGGAACTTTTACTGGGACAGTAACCACTAATGCTAGAACTTTAAGGATTGGAGACAATGGAAATAGTCAAAATATCAACGGCTATATCGACGAATTAAAAATCACAAAAGGCGTAGCTCGCTATACATCAGCATTCACATCTCCTCCCATTCCTTCTACTTGTACAGATTTAACTAGAAGTAAAAACGTAGGAACTTTAACTGGTGGAGTTGATTATAATTTTTCTAATGGTGGGAGTTTAGTATTTGATGGAACTAATGACTACATAACATCTCCAACTTCAACCCTGTTTAATTTCGGAACTGGAGATTTTACTATTGAAATGTGGGTTTATCCAACTTCAGTTAAGACTTTTTCATTATTAGACTTTAGAATTAATGAGACTAACCCGAATGGCAACGCTTTTGTTATTGGAACGAGTGCTTCAAATTTTTGGGTCGTTTATCAAAATGGAAACCAAATAACTGGCCCAACTGTAGTAGCTAATCAATGGGTGCAACTTGTTGTAAATAGAGTTGGAACTGCTGTAAAAATGTTTTTAAATGGGGTTCAAGCTGGATCAACTTGGACAACTTCAAATACCTTTACAGATGGCGCTTTTGTATTAGGTACTGATTATCCATTAAATGCAAGATTTTTTCAGGGTAATGTATCATCAGTAAAAATATATAAAGCTAAAGGGTTAACTTCAACAGAAGTATATAATAACTTCGTAGCTAATCGTGGCCGTTTTGGTGTATAATATAATAGAAAAATCTTTTTAGGAGGTGCAATCGCACATGGCTATACTTTCAATTTACATTCCCGATGATAGCGCAACTCGCGTGTTTGATGCTATTGCGGCGAATTATCGTTATCAACCAACTGTGTCCAATCCAGTTGCAGGACAAAATATAATCACATGGGCGAGTGATACGGGCGTTTTGTTATCGCTTGCGAGCGGGGTTGGTTATGTGGGCGATCTGCCCGGAACCAAAGCTCCAGATTACACAATATACCCAGACTCTGGAAATTTACTTGGCGTTGGTCAAAGTGCTGGATATGCTGGAAGTGGTTTGCCCGATCCTATTGAGCTACCATTTGTTTATAACTCTACGACATCCGCTACGGGCGTTATCATTCCGGGGCCAATTACACCAGTAGTTAATCCTTTTACATTGCAATATGGGCCAAGTGGACAAATCGTTGGAACTGGTGTTATCACTGGCCAGCATCCACAAATGATATCAAATCCCGAAACTAAAGCTATGTTCGCAAATGGGATAGTTCGTGGATTCTTAGCAGAGCATACACAAGTTTATGAGTTAGACTTAGCTCGTAAAGCAGCAGAAGCAGTTGCAAATGGGGCAAGCTCAGTGTCAGTAGATGATGGGGCCACAGCAACCGTTTATGATTACCTTATGGTTTGCTTACAGCCAGCCAAGGCCCAATACGATGGACTCGCTTCTATTATCTCGCCGGGCAACTCATTTAGCATTCCTTTATCTGCAACTGGATCTTCTCCAGCTACCCACTACGGTTTAGCGGCTGGTATCACAGAAACTGCTCGTCAACAACTATTAGTTCTTGAATTAGCTGGTGGCACAACTACTGGTGGCGTTCAAACTATGTTTTACGTGAGATGTGACCCCCAAACTCATATCGCCCAAGCGACTAATATATCGGGCTTTGATATAGTTGGCAAGAATTGTACATTCTCTGGTCTATTAGCCCATCTTGGACTTAAAGAAATATCGGAATAAATAATGATAAAAGATCGCGTTAAGGTAGATACCTATACAACAGGCTCTGGAACACTTAGTATAGATTTCGTATATCCCGGATTTCAAGGGTTTAGTTCTCTTGGCAGTGGGAACATACAAACTTATTATACAGTTACTTCTGGTGGATCTGATGATTGGGAAACAGGCATTGGAACATACTCCTCTTCCTTAAACACACTTTCACGCGATACAGTT